TGGATTCGTTACAGAATTTCTTCATGAACTCCACTTGCCAAGCACTCTCCTTATTTATACGGGGTGGTTGAAATGTAGGATCTAAAATTTTACTCGCATGTAGGAGGCGAAGATAGACGTTATCTATCCGCTCGTATGCCAATGTATTTTCAAGTAGAACTTCACACATCCGCTGCCTCACCTCCAATGTTTTTTTCACCATGGCGTCGAGGAATTTTTCGTATTGAATAGATTGTGTGTTTGACTCTAAATATACCCAATCAGCGAGGGGCTCTGTATTGATGTAATCTTTAAAAGTCGCATATTGCCCTACACTTCTAATATAGCGTTCGTATTCAATCTCAACATATGAAAGATCAGACTCCACGTCATAAATATGTCGAGCAGACTTAAAAAAGGAGGTCATTTGATTTAAAGACGTTTTGTTTCTTTAAACACCTAAGTGGCCTTCTGTCCACGTGAAAAGTATGTACTCTTCAATCGCTAATAACAGTTTTTCCTACCTCCTCACTATAAATGATTTCCGTAATCAGTTACCCGAGGAGTTTAAACCCTCGTGGATAAAGATTACCACAATTACGATGGTCTCGAGCTTTGTCCAAGAAATTGATATCGATAGATTACGGACCACTTTTGAGAGGATTGGTTCTTACAAGATGAGGCGACAAGGATCAAAAACGGATGGATTTGAATGGAAATTGAAGCCAACTACATTTTACAATCAGGTCACACTTACCTACCACGATACATACAGTACGAAGTCTGTAAAGGTGTTCCCAAATGGAAGTATCCAAGTTGCAGGGTGTTGTGATCTCTTCGATTGTAAGCGCATCATCACCCAACTTATTTTCATTTTCAAAAACTTTTTGGGTATGACCAACACAGCTCCAGTGGAATCTTTCCGGGTTGTGATGATCAATTCAAACTTCAGTCTCAATTATAACATTAACCTGATGCAAGTTTCAGATTGGTTTGAGAGGTACAATGACATTTTTAAGGTGTCTTTTGAACCAGATAGATATTCGGCGGTTAAGATTAAGTTCAAACCAGCCCATGATATGAAAGAGATTACTTGCAGTATATTCAGCACAGGGAAGATTATAATCACAGGGGCAGAGACCCTAAAGGAAATTGCATTTGGGTACAATATAATTAATCAGCACATCAACGAGAACCCCAGAATTAGGGTTTCTCGAACTACAGAGACGGATGTATTTGATATATTTTTGGGGTACAGGTGTGATCCCTTTGTGAAGGTTTTGAAAGAGAGAGGTTTTGAGTCATGGATGAAAACTATATCCAATAGACAAATTAATTTCTAGGTGTATTTTAATAAAAGATGTCTCAACGACTTGGCATGGCCGATGGTCGATGCTTCACCATAAACACGTCAGCCCAACTGTTCAACAACTACGTGATGAAACAGAACAACATTTCCTTCGAGGACAACTATTCGTACCGTCAGCTTCTCCAAAAGTCTGGACCAGAGATGCTCTCTAAGATCCAAGACGAGCAGGGGAAGACCAACTGCAATGACTGCAATAAACCACTCGTCAACGCCTCCAAGATTTACTAACTGAGCTAAATTTGGTAAAAAACTTTACACCCGTACTATAGAATGTCAACATGTTCCATATGTCTAAATGAGGTCAAGTCGACTCGGGCAAATCCACCGACTCGATGCGGACATATGTTTCATTCCCACTGTCTACAGGAATGGAAAAATAAAGGTAAAAATACTTGTCCCGTATGTAGAAAAGTTTTTGATGCTTCGCAATTTAAAATTACAGTCACAGTACAGAACAATCACACAGCAGTGTCAAATACTGTGTCATTGAATGAAAATACTACAATGGAGGTTGTGGATCTTTTCGATCTATCCTTCGACGGTGTCGAAAATTTGATGGATTTAGATAGTATTCTATCGGACCTTGGGATGAGTCTTTCCGACTTTGATGCCGGAATTCTTGACGCAGAATGAACTACAGTACTTCTCATAGTTTAGACCTGGGTAGTTCCTAGAAGCTTTACGGGGATCTTTTATCATACCCCCCTTGGCGTCAGTCAGAAGTGGACCCGTAGCCCACCCCCTCTTGTGACTGAATACGTTAGCTTTGAATACAATACGTTTCCCAGTTTTGAAGGTTCCAGCCTTCTTTATCCTTGACTCTGGCACCTTGAAGAACTTAGCCACCGATTTTATAGTGTCTCCGGGCTTCACTTTGTATTCCACGACACCATGTTGTTTGTAAAAGTGAAAGTCACCTTGACGGATGTAGTTCATTGGTCTCCCAGGGGAAACAAACATCATGACCTTGTAGTAGCCCTTCTTACATTTTTTATTCGCATCAACCTTGTAGACCTTTTTGGGGTTGTCTGACACGACACGATTTGGGAGACCCGTGCAGTGGGTATAGTTGTGATTACCGTTTGACAATCCAGACCTATCACCTGGTATAGATTTTTGCCATCGGTAGGCTTCGTAGTCACCAACAGCGTACGCGTAACAGTTATTGTTACCTATACCTGTACTTGTCCCCCATCTTCTATTTGTAAACCTACTTTCTGACCCACTCAGGGGGAGGTCTTTCATTTGAAGTAGGGCTAGAAAAAAATATCCACCCCTAATAAATGATCAAGGAGGTTTCCAAATCCGAAAGCAGGTCTGACGTTCTCTCTGAAATTCTCATCTTCGTGCTCACAATTCTCATCAGCACCTTCATCCTCCGCCTCGTGTGGAACAGGTCGCTCGTGAAGCACATCTCTATCCTCAAGCCTATCAAGAACTTGACGGATGCCCTCATTCTCGCCATCTCTATGTCCGTTATCCGTGGTATCTAAACTTCGTTGTATCCAACTATTTGTTTACCATTGGGGTCTACGAGTGTCGGGAACGCATCCATACCAGCACACGATTCTTCATCGCAATCGATAAACGTATGAGGTATGTTTTTCTTATTCATGTATTCTAACTGCTTACGAGTCCATCCACAACCCATGGTCCCGTAAACCGTCCATTTCTTACCGTCTTTTGGTGGCGCGACGGCGTCGCCTCGCAAGAGAATCACTATAACAACAATCAATAAAATCACGAAAGCAATCATATTTTATTATAGGTAAATAATAAAATGTCTTCAACTATATTTACTATTGGAACTAAGAATGTCACACTCAAGTACACCAGGAAAATGCCCCGTGGTGAAGTTGAACGGATGAAATCATTCGTCACTAAGGATGGGGTGAAGCTCACCAAGACCCCAAAGTTTAAGATACTCTCCGAAGTCGATGAGGGCACTAAGCGCACATTCAAGATCACACTTTAATCATCTCCGTCTGCGGGGGATTGGCTTGGGAGTACCAACCTCTCGCCGTTTTTTCATAACAGCTACCGCCCTCGCATATGCAGCCGCCTTATTGATTGGTGTACTGGCTTTCTTTTTCGGAACAATCTGGGGTCGCACAAATTTTCGCGGCTTTGGTATAGGTAATGCCCTACTTTCCCCCGTTAAGAAGGGTTTCGACAAAATCTTTTCAAACCCCGGTAGGTAAAAGGTATGAGCGACATTTTTACGGTCGGTGCCAATCAATCTAAATTTTTTAACAACCGTGCTTTTGCGACCCAAATACATGGGTGGTAAGAGGGACTTAATAAAATTCCTCACCTCTGGGTTTTTCGATTGCATGGTCATTTCGTAAAGACTGTTTAAGAAAAGGTGTACATCGTATAGTTTGTGGGAGTTTCTCGAAATTCCAATATTTTTGAAGTAGTTGTCGTTTATCATTGGATTTTTTATATGAGGGAATAGTGAAAATCCAAAATCAATCATCACTGCCTCGATACCACCATTCGAAATTGTATACGTTTTGTTATTTAGCTCAACTTTGATTTTCTTTTCGGGCACCTTTTTTATCAAAATGTTGCCCCCGTGAAGGTCGTGGTGTCTGAATTTTGGATACTTTTTATGAATCCTGTAGAGATTGTAAATAATTTGAACTATAAGAGACTTCTGTTGTTCTAATGTTGGGTTGGTCTTCCACCAGTTTCTTAATTCTACACCGTCAATGTATTCCATGTAGATGATGACTTTATCACTACACGTCTTGTATATGTAATTTTCCGGAACACCGAAGCCCTTCAACTTTTTCGCAATGGTAAATTCCATTCGAGCTGGATTCTGTTTGATATAGTTCTGCAATTCGGCGAGGGTTACATTATTTCCGGGTAACTTAACTTCCTTGTAGGCTACATATCTCTTACCATTTCCGTTCACATTCCCTTTGAATACATTTCCATACTCCCCAGAACCAACTTTCTCTGTTGAAGGTAAATACTCTTGGGGTGAACACCCCTTTTTTCCCCTAAGAATCCTTTTGAGATTCTTCTCGATGTTGGACATTCTTACTTATTCGTAAGAAGTTTTTTCTTCTTACCAATAGGGATTGGATTTTTTTTATTTTTTGGGATCTTAGACATCAACCTCCTCGTCAACCTCCTCCTCCTCATCCTCCTCCTCGGGGCCTGGGAGGTCGAGGCCTTGGAAGGCGAAGGAGGGGAGCTTCGTAGACTGCTCCAAGAGACATTGGTTGAGCCTCATGGTCACACCGAACTTGTTATCGATGAACCAGATGCTACTGAGGTCGATGATGCACATAACCTTCTGACCCTTCTCGATAGCGTCGACCGCCGTAGGCTCACGGTTCATCGTGTAGGCCTCTGGGACAAAGGTGCCATCGGGCTTGGTCGTAATCTTCAGCTTCATGGTAGATGGGTACTGCTCCTTACCTGGGCGAACCATTGGCTTGTAGAGGGCCTCCTTGAGAACCGCGACGTTGAACTCCTTACCGAGCCACTCCTTAGAGTTCTTGGCGACGGTGTTGACGATGATGTTGTCGAGCTCGGAGAGCGTCTTGTGTACTCCCATAGCCTGCTCGTTATCTGGGTCAAACGAGAGATCGAGGGAGTAGGTGGTGCGCCCAGTCCCCTCGTCAGTAAAGGCACTGAGACCGAAGGGGGATCGCATGAAGGGGAGTTGAAGATAGCATTTTTTGTTGCCGCCAGCGTTTAGGTAGACGGTTTTACCGCCATTCTTGTTCTTACGGAGGTTCGAGAAGCCCACAGAAGCGGGGGAAAGTTCGGAGATTTGTTGAATAGAGAGCGACATTGTTGGTTGGTTATATCTATCTTAGGGGGCTCGACTTTAAGTAAGTTTTTTTGTTGACATATATCAAAAGTATAATGGGTCTGTTTAAAGACTGTGGCTGTGGGTGCAATGGTAAGAAACAGGAGGACAAATTTATAATTTCTATAATTTCCGGTCTTACATTCTTTGTCATTGCCAACCCCGAAACTTTCCGCCTCGTCAGGCGAGTACTTGGTCCAAGTATCGCAACACCAAATGGATGTCCATCTACATTTGGTCTCGTTGTTCACACGATCGTTTTCACTCTCATCGTTTGGGCTATGATGAACGTGAAAAAGGAGGGTGGTAAGAAGAAATCAGGGTGTGGGTGTGGTGGTAAGAAGGGAACAAAGGTTGTTCACAGTGTGGAACCGGATACAGACGTCGATGAACCAGTGATAGAACTCGAACCTCAGGGCCTTAACTCCGAAGGTACACTGTATTAATTAAAACTCTTCATCAAACCCAATATCATCCGAGATGTCGTCCATCTTCCCGTAATCACCCACCCTCTTTTCGAAGAAGTTGGTCTTTCCATCCAGGCTGATATTTTCCATGAAATCGAAGGGGTTCTTAGAACCCCACAGTGTAGGTTGCCCAATCTGCTTGAGAAGGCGATCCGAAACATACTCGATGTACTCGGACATCTTCTCAGAGTTCATCCCTATGAGGTTGCAGGGGAGGGCATCCAGTATAAACCCCTTTTCAATCTCCACAGCCTCTCTAACTATGGAGTGAATGACCTCAGTTGAGGGTTTGTTTCTCAAAAGTTTGAAAAGTTCCACAGCAAACTCCTGGTGGAGGCCCTCATCCCTAGAGATGAGTTCATTACTGAAACAGAGACCGGGCATCAAGCCCCGTTTCTTGAGCCAGTAGATGGCACAGAAACTCCCAGAAAAGAAGATTCCCTCTACACAGGCGAATGCGAAGAGGCGCTCGGCGAAGGTTCGGGACTTGGTATCGAACCATTTTAGGGCCCAATTGGCCTTTTTCTGAATACAGGGGACGGTTTGGATAGCCTCAAAGAGGTGTTTTTTCTCGGTAGAATCTTTGATGTATTTGTCGATTAGTTTAGAGTACGTCTCCCCGTGGACCATTTCATTGTGGCATTGGTATGCATAGAATGAACGGGCCTCAGAGATTTGTACCTCATCGGCGAAATTGTTATTGATATTCTCAAAAACAATTCCATCGGAACCAGCGAAGAATGCCAGGATATACTTGATGAATTTCCTTTCATTGTCATTTAAATTTTTCCAGTCTTCCATGTCACTAGACAAATCTACCTCTTCCGCTGTCCAATTGGACATTTGGGCCTTCTTGTAGAGTTCCCAGAGCTCGGGATACTTCAGGGGGAAGACAGTAAATCTATCGAGGGTTGATGCTAGGATGGGTTCGTATTCATCTTCAATGTATTCCTGGTATTCAAAGTAGTTTCCGATATGACGTCCGTCAATAAATATTTGAGGGTAGGAATCGACACTGCCACCACATAGATTTTTTAGTTCCTCCTTTTCTATCAAAATCTTTTCGTGTTCGAGACCCTCTGCTTCACTGAGGGTCACCGCGTGGTCGCAATACTGACATCCTTCCTTCGAGTAAATAATAACTTTCATCTGTGATATTATCCCTGATTATTTTTTGTGAGAAAACTCTAAGTATGATTGTACCATCCGAAATAAACGAAAACGATATAGTTAAACTATTTGTAAACGAAGACGGTGTTGAAGACCAAATGTACGGTGTCGTTGGAATGAACACCGGCCTGACCCTCGGGGTCCGGTATCTCAATCCAACTGAACTTATTTATAAGTCCGCTTGTGTCTACAAAATAGACGACGGGGAACTGTCCCCCGCACCCTTCGAGAGTCTCATGGAGCACTACCCAAGTGGGACGACATTTAAGGATCTGGAAATGAAACCCCTTGGTACTGATATGTTTGCTTACTATTCCGAGATTGACATCGAGGACACTGACAGTGATATATACGACGAGGGTCAATCTGGTTCCGATTTAGACGATTTCATCGTATCAGACAGTGAAATACAGGGTTCTCCACCACCTGGGCATGAGATGATTGATAAAGAATGGGCTGGATGGAAACCCTCGACTTCAGGGGGGAAAAGTTTTAAAGAAACAGTTGATATGATTGAAATGCATGTAAAAAGCCTAAGTCTGTAAATGCGTTTTTGAAAAAGTAAAAAAAAATACAGTATCTAAAAAAGATGCTGGCAGCTATCTGGACTCAACTAGATTCATTATTACCAAAACAAACCGAAGAAAAGCCAGTTAATATACATATATGTCGTGAATGCTCAGGTACTAAAATTATTTCACCCGAAGGGTTACCAACTTGCTCAGAATGTGGACTTGTAGATGACAGGTTTATCGATGATACCGCAGAATGGACGAGTGGGATGACGGACGATGGAAAGGTGAATGATCCATCCAGATGTGGTAATCCTAACCCAAACCCTGAGCTTTTTTCGCAAAATTGGGGAAAGGGAACTGTTATTTCAACACAGCGATCTTCAACATACGAAAATAAACGTATGGCTAAAATCAACTTTCATATGTCTATGAATCACAAAGACCGTTCTCTTTTTCACGCGTATAAGGACATCGATGAGGCATGTAACACTTTACCAGACTCGATTCTCAAAGATGCCAAGATGATGTACAAAAAATTTAACAATGAAAAACTTACCCGTGGTGCGGTGCGTTTGGGAATCAAGGCAAATTGTGTACTGTACGCATGCCGTCTTGCTCAGTTTCCGAGGACCACGAAGGAAATTGCTGAAATGTTTGGAATACAGTCGAAGGATATTAGTCGGACAACCCAAATGTTCCAAGACACTATATCGGGGAAAACCGAGAAGAACTACGTGACGAAAGCCTTTGATGTGATGAATCGTTTGCTAAACTCTTTCGAAGTTACCCGCGATGAACGACTTCGGTGTAATAGGATGTGTAACGCCACGGAGGATTGTGTAGATTTAATGAGTAAAACACCAAACAGTGTTGCATCAGCAATTATTCACATAGTTTTGGGGAGTAAAGTTACAAAGGTGGAGATGTGTGAAAAGTGTTCGGTGTCTATCCCAACACTGAATAAGATAGAGGGTATCATAAAAAAACACTTAGAGGTTAAAGGTGTAGTTTAAAAAATGACCAAGTTGTTTCTCGCCACACCATGTTATGGTGGCCTATGCTTAGAAAAGTATATGTCTAGTATTATTCAGCTTCAGCTACTTTTAATAAAAGAGGGAATTCAACTTTATCTCGACACAACCGAAAATGAATCACTTGTCCACCGCGCCCGTAATGTATCTGTAGGTCGTTTCATGCAAAAAACGGATTGTGAATATTTTATGTTTATCGATGCTGATATTCACTTCGACCCAGCCTCGGTAGTCCGCCTTGTCAAGTCTGGTCATGACCTCTCTGTCGCATGTTACCCTAAAAAGGTTGTGATGTGGGAACAAGCCGCCAACGCAGTAAAGAATGGTGATGACCGAGACATGTCCATGCTGTCTTCAAGTCTCGTAATTAACTTCGGAGCTCAAAATCGTCCCATCACCAATGGATTCATAGAAATTCTCGACGGTCCCACCGGTTTCATGGTTATCAAACGGTCGGTGTTTAAGACCCTAGAGGAGAAGTTCCCAGAACTTTGGTGTAAGAATGATCACCAAAATAGGGATTTTGACGACTATCACGCAGCCTTTGACTGTATGATAGACCCCGTAAATAGGAGGTACCTCTCTGAAGACTATGCATTCTGTCGTCGCTGGCAACAAGCTGATGGTAAAATATATGCAGATGTGAATACAACCCTAGGTCACGTTGGGAATTTACCCTTCAGTGGGTGCCTCAATGACAGGCTTAAGGTTTAGAGGCTAAAATAATGTATGAATTTTGTCACCATCATTGTCACCAGGTCAAAGTCTTGTAGTGTGAAGACACTCCATTCTATTCTTAGACTTAATATTCACTGTCTCCAAAAAAATATCAATAATGAAATTGTATTTGTAAATGACGATCCATACGATAAAGCTGAGATGATTCAAAAACAAATGAAGAAATGTGAACGTATTATTTTCATAGATTTTGGTATCGGCGTAGATAATGATTCGTTAGACCAATGTTTTCAACCCCACGAGGGGGTGGGATGTCTAGTATTCCCAGGTGTAAAGGAAGGTGTAGACTGGGAACTTTTCAAAACCAAAGTTAGAAGTGACTGCAATGAACCTGTCAGTCAGATGGGTCTACACTTTGATACCTCTGTGGGGAAGAAGATTTCTGAAAACATCTACAATGTAACCCAAACTTCTTCACGTTGTTGGATGATGAATACTAAGAATGTGATTAAGAGTATCAAAGACAAAAAGTCTGGGTCTTGGAAAATTACCCCAAAAATGTTTGAAAAATTCAAAGAATGTGGAACGAGGATTTATGCATTTTCAGCATCTAAGTTAACTCTAACTTACACACATGAATGTATAAGTAACATTTTAAACGCTGCCGGTGTAAAAGTCAATTAAAGTTATACACACAAATAAAAATATGTCTATCGGTAATAATTCACCACTTTACAAACACGTCGTGAATTATATCCACACCTGTTGGAAGAGTAAGGACTACTTCCCTGGACCCCAACCCATCTCAATTGAACGTCGACACTTTCCCATTCTCAAGGGTGCAGAATACCTAGTGTGTGAGAAGACGGATGGTGAGAGATATATGATGGTTGCCCTCATGTTCCAAGGTAAAAAGAAATGTCTCTTTGTCAACCGTTCGTTCAACATGTTTGAAGTCCCGATCAATCTGAAAAAAGTGGCCTATGAGGGAACCATTCTCGATGGTGAATTGTATG